TTGACCAAAGAGAACCGAATTTCGAAACTTTAGTATTGTTATCTGATTATTTTGGTGTAACTGTAGATTATTTATTAAATGGAGATTTACAGCAAGGTGAACCAGTTTTAGAAGAACAACCAGTTATTGAAAACGATCTAAACAATATTATTACAAGAATCAATAAGTTATATCCTGGTGATCGCAATTTTATTTTAAACAAAATAGATAAAATTATTACAGCTTTTGAGGAGTGAAAAAAAGTGAAAAACGAACCATCAAAAGAAGCAATGATCCAAGTTTTAGAGTTTTTCATGAAAACTTCGATTCCAAGATTACTTGCAGCAAAAGAAGAAAAGAAAGGAGCTTAACAAATGAGTTTAATCGTTTTGTACTACATAGGACTAATATTTGCAGCAACTTTCTTATTAGTAGCACTACCAGTATTACTACTACCAATTAAAGGGTTAAGGAATTTATGGCACAAGTATTTGTGGAGTACAGAAGGGGAGGAATAAAAATGTATACAAAGAGTTGGGAAATTGAAGGGTTAGAAGAAAAAATTACTGAACTTGAGAACAAACAAGAAGAAGCAGCTTCATTATTAGATGATGTATTAGAGCTTTTAGATCCAGATTGGATTGATATTGAAGATTTCTTTGAAAATGTTGAACACGCTAGAAAAGTAATCAAAGACCTTATAAAGGAGATGGGATGAATGATGGAAACAATCAGTTTAAAAGATGTTCCATTTAAAACAAGATTTCGTTTAGAGAATGCAACGGTTAAACGATTAAAAGCTGAACACTCTGATTATTATTACATCACTAACGCAAATGTTCACCTGGTTTATTCTTATAACCCAACAATAGGGAATGAAATATTAGTAACTGAGTTAGCTCTACACGATGTTTACGAAGCGTTAGAGAATCCAGACTTTAAAGCTAAGGTAAAAGCTTATGTAGGTAACTGAATCAGCACAGCGACCAAACTAGACTGATTCAGCACTATTGAGTGGATGATAAAATCATCTACTCCTAACTTTACCATAAAGGAGAGAATTATACATGAGTAATCAAAAACAAAACGCATTAGCTGATTATGTGCAAGTAAATGTTCGTATAGAGAAGTTTTGGGAGTTACATCCAAATGGTCGTATCCAAACTGAATTAGTAAGTTGGAATGATGGTGTAGTTATTATGAAGGCTTATGTTTACAAAGATGTTAATTCACCAGTACCAAGTGCAGAGGGTATGGCATACGAAAAAGAAAATTCATCTTTCATTAATAAAACATCTGCATTAGAAAATTGTGAAACATCTGCTGTAGGTCGTGCGTTGGCTATATTAGGATTTGAAATCAAAAAGAGTGTTGCTAGTTATGAAGAAGTTGCAAATGCGAAATTGAACCAAAATAACGACACTCAAGAAGAATTAGCAAACGCTAAACAAGTTGGGTTAATAAAAGTGATCGTGAAAAGTATTGGTATGGTAAAGAAAGTACCGGAGTTAGAAGTGCTTCAAAAGGCATTAGGTAAAGAAGAAGAAATAACTTATGACATTCTAACAACTTTATCTAAAACACAAGCAAGTGAGTTAATTAAGAAGTTACAGAAGTGGCAAGAGCAATCAAAAGAAACTGTTACGCAGTAGACAACTATAGCGACATAAATAAAGGAGATTTTTATAATGAATTCTCAAGAAAAACTAATTAGTAATTTAGAAATTCAAAACAAAGAACTGTTAACAAGATTAGATAATCGTTACAAAGAAACCATTGTCTTACGTGAAATGTTGAATAAAACAAAGGAACAAATAATCGAAGAACTAAACAATAGAATTGTTAATGCTGAAAATATTGATAATTACGAAGCTAAATTTGCTTTAGAAAACTTTTTTGAATGGTATAAGGAGAGATTTGTTTACTAAATGCTATGTCGCACTGCGAAACAAAAGCGCAACAAACAAATTAAATAAAAGGGAGAGAATTAAATGGCGCATATTACATTAAAACATTCATCTGGTTTAACAAAAGAGGTTAAGAAAGGTTTTTCGTGGACCATGTTATTTTTCGGAGTATTTGTCCCACTAATTAGAGGGGATATTAAGTGGTTTGTAATCTCATTCGTATTAGCATTTTTAACATTTGGCTTATCATGGCTACTCTTGCCCTTCTTTTACAATGATCTGTACATTAAAGATTTGATTGAAAAAGGTTGGAAGGTGCAGCCTTCTCCACAAACTGCATTATACTAAGCGAAATAAAAAAGAATGAGGGGGCTAATTATGAAAAAATGGGGAGTTTTATTATTAGCGATTAGTTTATTAAGTGGTTGTAGTGAACAAACAAAAAGCGAGCCTAAGAAAGAAGTGAAAGTTAATCAAGAATCGAAGGAAGATAAAATTCGAAAAGAAATTGTGGATTACACTACACAAACAACACCAGTAATAAATGATATGACCACTATTATGAATAGTATCACAGAGTTATCTACAATGGCTGCAAACGATCCTAGTTTACTTACTAACCCAAGTTACTTAGAAACAGTTGATAAAGTCGGTGTGGCAATTCACGCAGTAAATGAGAGAGCTAGAGCGATTGATACAGGAACTAACCCAACAATTAATAAAGTACACAATTTGTTATTAAAAGCAGTAGATCGTATGGAGTTTGTAGGTAACACTTACCCTTCAGCAGTTAGAAATTTAGATGCAAATGGTATTACTGAATGTTCAATCGCAATTAGCGAAGTGGGTGATTATATGGAGCAGTCAACTAATATCATTACTACTGAACTAGAGCCATATATGATTAACAATAAATGAGTGATATGATTTAGCCCTTCTTTAGGGCTTCCTTTTTACTCTATGAGTGGACAAGCCTTAGACATAATTTTAGAGGAAGATTTTATTTTTCTTCCTCCAGGAATAATAATTCACTTAGATCACATTGGAAGTATTCGCATAACGTACCGATTGTATTGAAGTCTAACTGAGTTGATTCCTCATTATATAAACGTGTTAACGTTGTACGAGTAATTCCAGTGTCTTTCGAAAGTTGGTTAATACTTCTAATTTTTCGTTCACCCATTAAACGGTGTAGGTTAATTCTAACTTTTTTCATCTCGATCACCTCTCAACATCATTATAGTCATATTGTACTCGATAAATACCAAAAATAAAATATTTTTTTAAAAGTTGTATTATATCCTAGACAACTTTCATATGATATGGTACAATTAGGTTAACTTGGAAGGAGGTGGAAAAGTGAGTCAAGAAACACAGAAGGTTCAACATAATATCAAAATTCGCTTAGACGATCTAATGTGGGAAAAACGAATTCCTTCTATAACTGCTTTGAGTGAAGCAACGAACATTGCCAGAGGAACACTTACTAGATTAAGAGATAACAAAGCAGCAGGAATCAATTTAGATACATTAGAAAAACTTTGTAATTATCTAAATATAGAAATTACTGAGTTGATGGTTATTAAAAAGTAGGGGGTTATCGGATGGAAAAGTTAGAGATAATCAAACAATTATTAGTAACTAAGGAATTCACAACTAATGTAGAAGCAAAAAAAATGTTAGAAAATGCAATTCAGTTCATTAAAAAAGCATAAAAAAAGACCACTACTGAGAATAGTGGCTTCGTAAATTATATGTACTTTGATTATAGCACAAACGGAAGGTGAAATAAATGGCAAGACCAAAAAAAGATGGATTGGATTATTTCCCTTTAGATGTAGACATAGATCAAGACGATAAAGTGATTATCATAATCGCTAAATATGGAATGGAAGGTTTCGGAATACTCGTAAAGCTAATGATGGAGATTTATAAGAACGGTTACTACTATAACTGGACAGAAAGAGAACAATTAGTCTTCTCAAGTAGAGTTAATGTAAACATTAATACCATTCAGAATGTAGTTAATGATTGTATTAAGTGGGGGTTGTTCAATGAAGATATGTTTAACTCCCATCAAGTCTTAACATCTAAAGGTATTCAAAGTCGGTACTTACTAGCTACTTCTAGACGATTAGAAGTAACTATCGAAGAAAAATACAAGTTAATAGTAGTTAATGTAGACATTAACCCTAAGTCAGTTAGAGTTAATGACGACAAAAGTACACAAAGTAAAGTAAAGGAAAGTAAAGTAAATAAAACTAAAGAAAAGAAAGTTAAATACGCTGAATTTGTTTCTATGAAAAAAGAAGAATATGAAAAACTTATAGAACAATTCGGAGAACCTGGAGCAATAGAAAGAATTGAAAAATTAAATCTTTATAAAGGCTCAACAGGAAAAAAATATAAAGAAGATTATTTAACAATACTTTCATGGGAAAGAAAAGATAATAAAAACAAACCAGTACAAACAGACTTTCAAAGACCATTAATGAAAGGGATCGGTGATTAATGGATAAGTACCAAATTCAATTTGAAAATGAATGTTATACATTAGGGTGTTTTATAAAAGAACCTTCCTTATTAAGTGAAACGAAATTAAAAGAGTCACATTACTTTAATTATCATAACAAACAGATATTTATTAAGTTGCTCCAGTTAAAAGAAAAAGGTGAATCAATCGACTTGATCGGTTTGCAACAATCGAATAGTGATGACTTATTTAGAATGGGTGGTAAAAGCCATTTAAAAGAGGTATATGAGTCTGTAATATCTATTCATAGCTTTAGACATTACGAAACTTTAACTACTCAATTTACCGCTATAGAAGAATCATTGCAGCTATTGGAAGAATTTAAAGAACAATCAAAAGAAGTTCACAGAATATCACATCTAAGAGAATTGCAAGATAAGTTAAATCAGATTGATGTTGATATGGGTACGAAGGAAAAAACAACTTTTGAAAAAGTAAGGGATAGAGTGTTTCAACATGAAAACTCACCTAAAACTGGATTAAGTGGAGTAAACACAGGATTCTTAAATGTTAATAAATCAACTGATGGTTGGCAAGCAACTGACTTAATTATATTAGGTGCTAGACCTTCAATGGGTAAAACAGCTTTATCACTTAATATGTTATGGCAAGGAACGGAAAAAGATAAAGATGTGCATGGAACTTTCTTTACAGCTGAAATGGGTGAAGAACCAATAATTGACAGAATGATCGCATTAGAAGCAGGAGTTCAAGTTAATAAAATGAGGAATCCGAATAAATACTTCAATGAAATCGACTGGGAGAAATATGGTAAATCCTTATCATCTGTAGAAAAGAACGAAAGATGGTCACTTCATCGTGATAAAAATGTTGCAGATATTCGTGCGAAAGTCAGAAGGTTAGTAACTAATTATCCAGATAAAAAGCACGTTGTCTACATTGACCATTTAAGCCATTTAAAAATTAATGGTAATTATCAAACTAGAGCTTTAGAAATCGGTGCGATATGCCAGGAATTGAAAGATATGGCAGTAGAATACAAGATTCCTGTAGTTCTATTATGTCAACTTAGTAGAGGTGTAGAAAGTCAAAATGATAAACGCCCAACATTAAAGGATCTGCGTGATAGTGGAGAAATTGAACAAATTGCTGATGTAGTAATGTTCATCTACCGCGAAGATTATTATCATAAGCACGAACAAAATTATCAAAATACTCACATTACAGAGCTTTTAATTGATAAAAACAGACAAGGTGATTTAGGAACAATCTTATTAAAGTTCCAATCGGCAAACAATCGCTTTGTAGATGTTATATGAAGATTGAACAATATCTGAATTTCTGCAAAGAGGATAACTACTTTTGTGGTTTCCTCCTTGTACAATTACTAGTTTATGAGAAGCAAGTCCTAAATATGAATGATGATGTAACAAAGATAGATTTTTACCTTCAAGATCGTTTTAAAAACAAAATGAACGAAGAATTACAACGTTTAGCTGATAAATTCAACAATCAAATACCTAGATAATCGGAGGGGTTTTGGTGATGAATGTTGGTGACTGGGTAGTAATTGAAGCGTATAACAGGAAATACAAAGGTTATGTTCTTGAAAAAAGCGTTTACCGTTCAATTGTTAATGTATGGGTACATGGGGCGAAAACATTCAGCCCTATGACTTATATGAACGATCAAATTATACCGTTACCACTTGATACATTTGAAAACGAAACAGAAATGTATATAGATGCTGCTTTATTGCTCGGTTGTAGAGAAACATTTATGGAAGTTACAAATAAAGAAAATAGGAGTGTTTAAGATGGTTAAATTACCGAAAGAAGTTGCAGATGCAATTCATTATTTCCAAACAAAGGGGAAAGAGAAAATATTATTCAATGTGCCAGGGTTAGCTAGTTTTTCAACTAAGGATAAGCGTTATAAAGTCATTAACGATTATATCCAAGTATCTGACGGGAATTTTAAAAATTACTTCAAAGCTCTTGTTGATGGGTATGAGGTTGAAATGACAAAAGAAGATAGATTGAAACAGTATTATTACGTTTGTCGTAAAGAACATCCTAACACAGCGTTTGGTATTTTAAGAGCACTAGAATATTTAGAAATTGAAATTGAGGGGGTAAACAAATGAACAACGTAACTAAACCAGATCATTATCATGTAAACGGTATAGATGTAATTCGATTTGCAGAGCTGCAATTAAGTAAAGAAGAACTTAAAGGATTCTACAGAATCAATATTCTGAAATATGTGACAAGATTTGAAAGAAAGAATGGTAAAGAGGATTTGATTAAAGCTCAAGATTATCTAAATAGATTAATTGAGTTAGTAGGTGAATGAGATGGATAAAAAACAATTAAGAGCTATACGTTTAAGAATTGCTGATTTATTAGACTCACCTAATCCAGATGAAGCAGAATTAAAACGTTTAGGTAAATTGTTAGGCGAACCGGATGAAGAAGCCGAGAGAAAGTGCAAAACACGTAAACCAAGAGTTAAATATAACATAGGTAAGATTAAAGCTAGTGAATATATCGAAATGAGAGAAAAAGGCTTGAATATGCGACAAATAGCTGAACATTACAAAATAACGTTAGAGCAGCTATCAGCAGAATTAAGCAAATTACGTAGAGATGGTGAATTGTTACCTGGATTACTTCGAATGGGTAGAGAACCCCATATCACTTTAACTCTAAAAAAATACAAAGAATATAAAAAGCGTGGAGTAACTGATCGAGAGATTGCAAGGATAGAAGAAATAAGTACTTGTTCACTGGTTAGATTAAAAAGGAATTGGGGATTAAAAATAGGTGAAATCCCTACACTCACTTTGACAAAAGAAAAATACTTAGAGTTGCAAGCAGAAGGGGTAAGTAATACTAAAATTGCACAGATGTTCAACACACATAGATCAAGTATTTATAACCTAAGAAAACGATGGGAGTTGTTAGGATGAGTCAAGTTAAAGAGTGGAATCAACATTTTAAGTGTACGGTTGCTTTAATGGAAAAAGATGAAGTAATTGCAGAACTGAATGAACGAATTCGCATTTTAGAACGTGACTTAGGCATCGAACAGAATAGAGTTGCTAAGTTAAAACACAACTTTCATTACACTATCGAAAAAAGTGAACTAGCTTATGTGAAGTTAGAAAAGAAATACAACAAATTGAATGAGGAGTACGGGAAGTTAGAGAATGAGAATCTAAGTTTGAGAGATACCTTGAAGGTGGTTTTATGAATTTCGGATTTCACCCTGCGCCTAAAACTACTTATCCAAAAGGTAAGAAAAAGAAACTGGAAGTGTACAAAGGAAAAAGTATTCCATCAAATAAAACTAGATCAGCAATTAGCAAGAAAGTGTATAACCAGGTAATTGAAGAACATGGAAGTGTATGCCTAGAGTGTGGCAATCCATACATTGAAATTCATCATGCTAGGTTTAGGTCACAAGGAGGAAAAGGGGTATTTAGAAATCTAATTCCATTATGTAAAGAACACCATATGAAATGCCATAAAAGTTTCGAGTATGCTGAGAAGTGGCGAAATTACTTAGAAAGAATGTATGGACAGTATTATTGGTGTGACAAGTATGATTTATGGAAATTAGGACTAATTAAAGATCCTACACAAGAAGAATTTGAAAAGTATATGCAAAAACAGGAGGTATAAGAGGTGAAACTCTACGTTCGGATTAAGACCGTTAAAGATATTGATGGAAAAGATCTGCAAGTCGTGGAAGTTTTTGAATCTAAACCAAATCACTTTGATTATATCGTATTCGCATAACTAAACTAGAAAACTATACCAGGAGGAAATAAGAATGATAAACAATGTAACTTTAGTAGGTCGTCTAACAAAGGATGTAGATTTATCTTATTCAAAAGAGGGTACTGCAATCGGTAAATTCACAATTGCTGTTAACAGAAATTTCAAAAAGGATGAAACTGACTTTATTAACATTGTTTGTTTCAAAAAAGCAGCAGAGAATACAGCTAACTTCACTAAAAAAGGTAGTTTAGTAGGTGTAACTGGTCGGATTCAAGTTAGAACATATGAACATGATACAAAAGGTAGACAATATATAACTGAGGTTGTAGC